GTAAGAACAGGAACACCGCTAACGAATAGACCTTCTCCGAACATTCCACTAGTTGGGACATAAACGCCACCAGAGAAGTCTAAAGTAGCGGTATGCGCTCCGCTTGATATAGAGTCTTCATCTCGTCCATCAGAAAACACTGCTGCTCCTGTATCATAAATTCCAACCTTAGAACGTCTTCCAAAAGCGTAAGAGTAATTGGCGCTAGCTGTGTTTAAATGTCCACCTCCTATGAATGAGTGCGTTCCAGACGCTATGTTCTCTTGACCTCCAGCAATTATAGAATGTAAACCAAAAGTTTTATTGCCTTCTCCAGCACTAATTGCGGAAAACGCTCCACTAGTGATATTCTCTTCTCCTCCTCCTATGAAAGAGTGACTGCTTAAAATTTCATTGGAGTTTCCTCCTAGTAATACAGAGTTTACACCAGTAATTAAGTTATTCTCTCCTCCTAGTATGGCTGAGACAATAGCTTGTGAACCAGAAATTGTGTTTAAACTTCCTCCGCCTATGAAGTTTTTATTACCACCTTCTATATAGTTATTCTGTCCTCCTCCAATAACAGAGTAATCAGATCCTGTTATATCATTATTATATCCACCAACGCTAGCTGCATAAACAGAATCTACGACTTCTATCCCAGACCCACCACCGATAAAACCGAAGTTACTACCAGATATTTTATTAGAGAATCCACCTGCTATTGTGCTGTAGTGACCACTAATAATACCGCTTTGACCCCCCAGAATAGCTGAGCCTGTAGCTGGGGAAGACCCAATAACAATTCCTCCGCCACCAATAGTAACAGAGTGGGTTGGGAATAATTCAAGAGTGTTACCTTGTGTATTTACATAGTCACTTTTTATCGTTGTGATCCCTTGCCCGAAATTTAACGCCCCGTCATAATAATAAAGTGATTTATTTGTATCTGCAACTCCTGTCGTACTGTCGAAATATAGAGGGGTGCTTCCAATGAGACTTAGACCTTGATTGGTTGTTTTTCCGCGAGCTGTTACACTTTGTAAAGTGTCTGATTCTGTCCCTGCGTCTCCTGAAAGGAGATACATCTTACTCTCTGGTCCTGTTAATCGCCCACTAATTCCCGTTCCTAAAGCGTTTCCACTAACATTAAGATTACCACCGTTAGAGCTATCTCCTTCTAAGCCTCCTTCAATAGTAAAGTCTCCAACTAATGATTGGTCTCCTTGGTTATAGAGATTTAAATCTGGCCCTTCGACGTTAGGCTCAAGAGTGTATGGACCAATAGTTAGGATCTCTGGTTCAAAACCTACGTCACTATCTGCAATTAATTTAAAGAATAAAGGCGTAGCTTCTTCAATACCATCGTTAGCGGTTAGAGCAATCTTCTGTCCTTCTTGGATAAGATTCAATGGATAATTGCCGACTAAACTACCCCTGTTTGTTACAAAATCTTCAGATGTACCTTTCCATATAGTGACATCTCCAAGATTGGTGAAGTTTGGACTTTCATTAAAGTTTAATGTCAACTCAATGAACCCAGTAGATCCAGAAGTGTTAATTGGCTGATTATTAAAATATTTTATAGCATCTGCTCTATCAGAGGCAGATGTTATAGTACCAGTTTCTGGAGGGGAATGGTTACTAAGGTTTTGGTTTAGAGATGTTTCTCCAGAGGCTTGAACTATTACCCCATCAAATGTAGCTGTGTTTGCATAAAGGTAGAATTCTCCCGTTGTAATGCCCCCGTCTTTATTGACTATTTCATTTCTTATCCCGAAGTTCCTATTGTAAGATCCAAAGACATCTATGTTCTGGGAACGGGAAAAAGTAAAAGTAGAGTCTCCATTTGTCCTATAGTTGGGGAATACTACATTTGCGTTAGAATCTAAAATACTGATTATTTGTCTATCGACAAAAGGGTCAGAGGCTATTTGGGCTGCTGATGTTAAGAGTTCCCCATTCCTGTTTAGGATGTTAAATTGAAGAGATACGTCTCCTCCGTTTGTATATACTCCGCTACCTGTAATTATCTTAGTGGGATCATCTAGATCGGCATTATAACTACTTTCAAATTCATAGATCTGGTGAGTGGTAAAACTTCCTTCGTAGTAACCACTGACACTAATATCAGTGCTGGTGGTTCCTATACCAATTTTTGTCGGCGCTGAATTGGTTCCTCCGATATAAGCAGCATAAAAAGCCGCTTTATATTCTTTATTTTTTTCTGTACTGTATAAATTAGAGCCTCCTACATTAACGTAAGGTCCACTTTCTGACCTTAAATCTCCAATAGGAGTGGTCCCACCGATAACTGTGGCTAATCCAGTATACATATCAGGTTCAGTCCCTCCTATAGACACAGGTAAAATCGACCATCCACCAGCCCCAATCGCACTTATAAACTCAACACCTGTCCATCCAGAGGCAGTTGCATTAGCATTTAGATAACCTCCTACGCCTGTAGCCCCAGTAGCGAAGTCTTTAGCTTCTTTTGCGTAGGCAAAAGCTGCTCCAGTTCTAGGTATTTTTAATACTGAATATCCTGTATAGTCCATTATAAAATAGTTATTTTATTTAAAAAAGATTTAGAATAAGTAAGGGCATCTTCATATATTATAAATATACCAGTATTTATATATGGAGAGTTATAGTATGCATTTTCTCCATCGCGGCCCATATTCCCTAGTGTATTTACGCCTACATTAAATACACCTACTTGATTTAATCCAGATAGACTAATACTAGTAACATCTTTTGGGGTAGTTGTGTCAACTATTTGACCGTTGGGTAAAGTGAGCCTCACTCCATACCCTTTATTATGAGTGACATTAGTCCATTCTCCTGTAATATTAAAGGTCTGGTTGGTTGCATTTGGGATTCCTGTCGTGACATCGCCAACGAATGTGGGAGGTGGTAGGGTTTCATAAGTCACTCCATTGATTGTTTGAGCTACTTGATAACTATAAGTATTTGCTTCATTCTCTATACTTATATTTTTATCAATGAGATCAAATTTCCCAGTATCATATTTTGTCGCGGTGACGAGATATTCATTCGGATTCTCTTCTTTCATCGAGACTACTTTATAGAAGAAGGGGCTTGCGTCTTTAATTTGGAATCTCGCCGCACTACCTAATTTTATAGAAGGGAGGAGTTCTGGTTTGTCAAACCCTGAAAGAGAACATCCATAGTCTAAATTTGTGACAATACCAGTTACGTTAATGGTAGTTATTTGTTCTGGAGCTGTGCCAGATAAATCTGAATTCGTTATACCGCGAGTATAACTTTCAAAACTACTGAGATCAAAACCAGAAAATGCTACAGCTGTCCCTCTTTTATCTGCGACAGTCATGTCTAAAGGGGCTATTTTACCAGTATTGAATTGAGTCAGTGTTTGAGCGCCTGTTAGTTCAGCAATAAAATCTCCAGAGTATAGGGATTTAGCGTTTCCAGAGCCTAAAACCCAACCTGTCACACCTGTCTCAAAGTAAACTAATGTCCCAGAGACTCCTGTGTAGGAAGCATACTCAGAATATCTAGTTTCTCCTGCGCTAAATCCAGTGGTCTGATCATAACCTACGGTATAGTTTGAGAAACTGTAGTCTCCAGTGAACCTTTTCCAAGAATCTGTGGCTAGTCCAGTTATGGTGAAATTGTCGTATCTCTGCCTATTCTGATTAGCTGTAATATCAAGCTCTTCAATTCCATCTACTCCAGTGGGGTTGTAAATAGTTAATACTCCTGTATTCATTGAAGACGAGAATGTATTGCTCAGTCGAATTGTTTCATCGTTTAAGTTAACATCTAAAACTTTGCCGAAATTGGTTATGTTGGTTTTGAGTTCATCTTCTACTATAACTAGATCTCCAGGTTTACATAGGAGAGTCTCTAGTCCAGCGGTAAATGCTACTTGTTGATTCTCTTTTATTTTAGAAAAGATTTGGTGTTGAGCTGCTCTGCGAGCCATAGCCCGAGAAGTTATACCAATTCCTTCGATACGTTTTTTGAAAACACCTCGTTCTTTAATATCCTCTTCGTCTTCAACGACTTCTATCTTTGGTGTGTAATTGTCAAATCTATCTCTATATCCTATCTCTATAGTATTAAACTGCTCATCTCTTCGATTATTTGAGTAATAGAATAAACCGTCTTTAACGCTTTCATTTGTAAAGAGGTTGACCGCTGTTCTAGGTCTATCGTCTACAAAATTGATCTCAGAATTACTAAAGAAGGTTCTCCCTCTAAAGAGCGCAGCTATAGTATTTATAGCGTCAAATATTTTTTGTCCTTGGTCGAATACTGCGTTACAAGAAAAACGAGGTTCTTTTCCGCCTCTCCCATCTGTAACTCCTAAAAAGTACCCTTGACTATCGACATTATCACAAAATTTACCTATCTTATAAAGTTGCCATTTATTTATATTGTCAGAGTTGATATGAGAACCCATTCCATATCTGACATTCGTTAGCAAATCATAAAGAATCCATGCTGGGTTATCTGTCCATTGAAGGGTTTCATGGAAAGATCCATCCCAATCGCCTTTGTAAATTAGTTTATCTTTTTGGCTGGCATTGTCAAATTCAGCTTCAGTATTATAATATCTTTTATCTATACCTTTGTTAGTTGGGTGATAGTTACTAGGGACTTTTACTTTTTTTAATTTACAATCAAAACTTCTTTTCGGTATACTACTAAAAGATCTAGAGTCTAACTTTGTTCCTATTATTGCAGAAAAGGGGTAAGGTAGATCCGCATCTATGATTTCTGTAACTTTATTTACTGATACTACTTTAGATAGCAAAACAGAGTTGGTCTCATAAGAAAGCTTTGTTACTTTGATGTATCTATTCTGATTCTGGAAATCATCAATTACGCCAGCCTCTATACCTTTTTCTCCATCAGAAGTTAACAAACTTCTCTCTTGTGCTTTACTAAGTGGAAGTTCAAAAGGTTGAGAGAGATAATTAATATTGCTATCATCTCCATTTAACTCTACAACAAATTCTCTACCGCTGGACCCTTTGTAATCAGGATTGCCGATATCTATTAAAGTATTTCCTTCTATAAGGGCTACTATTCGATAGGTGTAAGTATTAAAAGGTATTTCGCCTTCAGGTCCGACAGAACCAGTCTCAACGCTAATATTCAGAACTGTCGGGAAATTTGTACCTATACTTAGATTCTTATTGTCTTTCGCTCTTCCATCTCTAACGTCCTTTACATCTTTTATTAGAGTGTCTTTAAGAGAGGATACATCCAGAGTAATAAAAGCTCTCTCTACATTTGGGTTGTAAACTGTATGAACAACTGGGACGGCTTTTTCATCGAAGTCAGCCAAGGAACTCTCTGCCCAAGTCGAATAGTTACGGTCTTTGTTTGTTGCGTCTACTCTTTGATCGTCACTACCTTCGGAAGTCGGTAAACCATTATCCAGTTCTACATTAAAATTATCTGCCGATTGATCAACTACATCCGCCCTAGATAGCATAGATGAATTAGTTATAATCCGTTGTGGGGCGTTTTCTTGCTTACCTCCGCTTTCAAAAAATTTAGCTGTGCCAAAAGGCCCAAAGAGTTCTCTATTGTAAGGGTGATCAATAAATATTTTTTTAAAGTTATTAAAAGGGGTTTGGTTCTCTTCGCCTTTACGGATTTCAGCTAAAACATTACTATAGTTAAATTTTAGTCCATTAGTATCTATAGCATTGATAGTTGGATCAAATGGAAGTGTTTGAGAGGTCGATTTGTTTTTAATTATCTTTGCGTATTTAAATGAACTTAAATCTTTTAGAGCTTCTATGATTTCAAATGGTATTTGGAATGTGTGGTTTTTTCCATAAACTATGGTTTTACCAATTGTTGTGTTAACAAAGTTATCAATGGTATTATTTTCTATAGCGAATTCGAAAATTAAGAATCCGTGCATGACCCCAGTCAAAGAACCATTCTCTGAGATTTCTGGGCAAGTAACATCGGTGACTCTTACTCCTAAATTTCTTAAACGGGCTATTAGATTAAATTTATACTTTGTGCCATAAGGTATAGTTTCCATTTCCATTAAAGAATCACCATCTAAAATGTTTTTATTCTGTAGATTAGAATATGTAGAACTTACTTTACATATTGCTACTCCTCCAGCCGCTTTATCTAAGTAATTAGATAGTAAGCTCCTTACGTTACCTCCATCCCAACCTATCCTCGATAAAGCTCTAGAAGCTAACACCTTTTGTCCCAAGTTTCCATCAACGACATTATTTGTATTGTATAAGTTTAAGATATCATCGAGATCCTCTAATGTTAATTTGCTGAGTATATTGATGTTATCGGAGAATATCTGAGAGTTCTCTCTAGTTAAAAATTGTGGGAGTGTAAATCTACCATTATTATTTTCTGCGATATAAGTTATGCTTGGATTGAAAGCGAATAAAAATTTGGAAGCTTCTAAAGAAGAAGTGTTTGCCCATAGCAAACTGCCTTCTTGAATAGTTCCTTTTGGTTGGGCGTTTTCTCTGTAAGCCGCATTTGAATCATCATAATTCAGCTGCAATTCTTCATTCAAATACCAATTGAATGTTTGAGTCCCTCCCAATCCTCTATATTTTATAAAACCCCTTATGAAAACAGCGTAATCAGAAGTTTTGGATGGTAAGACAGGTGGGCCTGTTATAGATTTACCTCCAATTGGAAGTACTTGGTTAGGTTGCGTAGTTGTCCTTAGGAACATCATGCTAATATCAGGCCAAGATTCTGATTCAAAAATCTCTGTATCTCCAGAGGTATCTGAATTCAGAGACGTTATTCTTCCTCCAGAGCTTCTATTCGGCGCTTCTTCTAATTCTTGAAAAAACTTGCTAAGGTAATCGACTGCAGGGGGAGCATTCAGCTCTATATTTAGAGAGTCAAAAGTAAGCTGCTCTAATGATGTGACTTCGCTAGTCTTTTTTGCTGGTTGGTTGGTGACTGCGACAGGGGTATCATCTAAATAAATCCCTTGTAAGATATTTAAACCATCAACTAATTCTCCATTTGAGTTAACTATCCCCTCAATTGGTCCATCGCTCAATAAATCTAATGTCTCTGCGTAACTATGTGATGCTCCATACTGAAGCTCACCCATTACAGGCGGTTTATAGATAGGAGGTTTAGGTTTACTTCCTTTACCTCCTGCTCCTGCGATACTTAATTTCTTGAGGAGATGTTTCATAATGCTCTATTTCCTACAAATATTGGATTACTGCTGCTACCTCTTAAAGCTTTTAAAGGGTCTTGATGTTGAGGGAACGATTTTATAGTTGCTTGTATAACCTGAGAGCCTACCTGTAGTCGTCCATATCCTATAGGGACTGGAGACCCTTGGCTCGCTACGTTTACTGTATTACTAAAAATTAAAGAGCTTTTTGATGCATCGGCTTCTATCTCTAGAGCTTCGTTTTCTGGTTTAGGCGTTAGCGCGTAACTAATTGCCGCAAAAATTACGGCTTTTGCGACTGCAGCGGCGAAAGTCTTTGCTGTTAACAATTTAAACGCAGCAGCGATAAATTGACCACTGCCTGAGATGGCTGGAACTAGATCTATTGTTGCAGGGTTTGATATGTTATCCATATCTGGGCCATTAGTGATTCTCTCTTTGTTTATGATCAGGTCATAACAAAAACCTTCTCTCTGTAGTTCGATTAATCTTTGTAGAAAACCTTCCCTATTACAATCGATAGCCTCTAAAACATCTTTTGGGTTAGGTAAGCTTAATATAAATGAGTTTCCAAACTCTCTAGCTAGAATTCCGTGTATATTTACTATTGTCATTTTGCAGCCTTTACCCTTTCCAATATATTTACATCTGATTCTATGGTTTTGGGCGTATAAATATTTATTTTTTTCGTGTTAAGGCTGTATATTAAGAATGGTTGGCAACAATTATCCGCCATTTTAATATCAAATTCCGATTCTTTTTCGTCTCCTGAGATGTGGCTATGAAAAACTCCTATCATGCTACAGGAGTCTTTGAACAGTAAATAGCTCAGAGGGTTAATGAGAAAGTATGATCTGGGGTCTTCAGCTATATTGTCTTCTCGTTGGACTATGAACTCTTTCTTTTCGTGGTCGTAACCTAAAAAGCCACATATTTCTTGAGTGAAATGTTTATGAGACATTTCTTTTATTTTATGGAGGGCGGTTACTTCCCCTTTACACCTGTGTATTTCTTGCATAGCTGAATCCGTCAGTTCCAGGAAATCCACCAAAGTTTGGGAATTCTGGGGTAGGGTTTTGTAAAAGCGTTAATGGTGCTTCTTTGTATTCTTGGTTTGTACCTGAAAATTCTCCACTACCAGTTAAATGGATATCCCCTGTATGTATGTCTAGCATCCCCACGGTAGAACCGCCGTCAACTATCCCCGTGCTAGCATCCCACCAAGCGACTAAGCTATCTTTTCCGTAAGCAAGTGACCCGTCACCACTTCCTGTTATTGTTCCAAAGCGCCCAGTACATTCATAATAAGTCCTTGGAGCGAAATCTAAATCATTAGAATAGCTATTTGGAGTGGGGATTTTTTTGTATAAATAATCTATTTCCTCATCATTGAGGGGCCGATTCCATACAGCCCAAGGGCCAAGCGCTCCATTCATTGAGGTAGTGTGAGGTTGTGTGTGGTTAGTTGGTGTTCTATACCCCAACCTTCCTGGATAGAACTCTACTGCCCCCAACATAAAAGTCTGAGGTAGGGCTTTATCGCCTCCAGCCCAAGACAAAGCTTTTCTTTCTGTCAAACTGGCGAAATTTCCTATATTATTAGTGGCCTTACCTCCTAAAGTGACTTGGTTTCTAGATTTACTAACTCCATTAACATAAAATTTAATTAATGTGTCTTGATCTTCTCCAGCTCCATTAATAAAAGAAGCATCCTTACTATTTGTTACTACATACTGCACCCATTCTCTTGAATCTCCAGCGCTTTGCTCTTCGTGTAGAGCTACAGTCCTGTAAGCGTTTCTTTTGGTAGCCTCAGTACTCCCAATCTTGTAGCCAAAATAGTTAGCTGAAATTTGATTAGTCTTGTTGCCTCTAGTACTATTAGACCCTTGTTTTTGATTAAGTAGGCTAGTATTAGCGTTGATATTCAACCATTGAGTATTAGGCCAATTCTGGTCATCTCTTGGAGAGGTGCTTAGAATTCCTGCTCCGACTGGGCTATTAACGTTGATATTAACCCAACCCATTATTGTAAATTCTCCTGTCAGCTGACCAGTTAACTCTGGAACTGTAGTGTGAAATAAACCTGTATGAGCTGGTATTAGTGGATTATCTTCACTAGGTGAACCAGAAATTTGGACCGCATTAAATCCGCTGTTTATATTTTGTCCTGCTTCAAAAGCTACAAGGTCAATAGTATTGAACCTTTTCTTACATGCCGATAACTTTTTAGTGCATCCATCCTTCTGCCAGTAACTTGGGTTTCCTTCTGGAGACTGCCCCCTGTTGTCTTGGACGCAAACATAAGCAGTCTTTAAAGGTTCTCCTTTTAAGTTTGGATTGGGGTTTGCTAAAAAAATCGTTGGACTTTCGGCTACGACTATATTTCCTTTTTTATATTCCCCTGAAACACTCCAAATTCCTGTGGGGCTATTGAAGAAAGACGGATTATTATCTGGAGCTACCCCGTTTCCATCTAGGTCTTGGAATTTCTCACCATCATCTCTTTCGATGGGTAGACCTTGGTATCTGCAACCTTCGCCTCTGTATTGCCAATAGCAAAATTTAGAAATAACACTCCGAGAATTGACACTAAAACTCTCAAGGTCTAATGGAGAGTTAAGTTCGAACTCTACAAATAACCTAGACTCTTGAGTTTTTCTACCCATCAGCCATGTTTCATCTGTGAGTTCTGCTTTTGGGTCAGCTTCTCCAAATGGGTTGCCTCCCTCGAAATTAACATCGTCAATAAATTTTACAGACACTCTTTTTCTTACAAATTGAGCATTTTTAAAGTCTTTATGGACTTGTAGTAGTTGAGTTATTATATTGTTTTGATTGGCTACGCGAATTTTAGGGCGAGCTAATTTTCCATCACCTAAGATATCAAACCCCTCGCTTTCCATAGATAGAGGTAGGTATTCAAACCCTTGCCAAGTTATAGATTGGCTGTATATAGACCCACCATGAAACCCTAGCCATTGATCTGGCTTGTTTACCCTATCAGGATACACCCTGAACATCTCTAATATAGCAGTAGGTTGTAGATCCAATAAACTACGTGCTACTTTATTCTGTCCTTCTTCCGCCATAATGTAATTTACACTTTATTAGTATATAATATTAAAAAGAAGTGAAAATTACACATCTAAAAGGGCATGATGAGAAGTTGGGGGTTGAGTTCTATAATTTCTTTTTAAGCTCTAAGCCTTACGATTTAGATCACATACGTTCACCACATCTGAGGAGGCAGAAAATAGAGACTTTATTTGCTACTTACTGTAGGACTTCAGAGGTTTATATTATCGAAGAGGATTCCAAACTCAAAGTGGCTGCTTTTTTATTGGATGTTGGTGATTATTTGGATTTAACATTTGTGTTTGGGGTCAGTAAAAACTTCGGGAGTTTACAGATCATGGAGGCGGCTAGGTATATTTTAGATTATGCTATGGATGCTTTAGGAAAAAATTATGTTAAGAGCCAAATAAGGAGGAAGTACAAAGTCGAATCTTATAAAAAATGGATTGAAAGGTACGATAAAAAAATCATAATATTTAACGACGATAATAATACCGTCGTTTGGTGTAATAGAGATATAATGACAATTAAATTTAAAGTTGTAGGAGCTAATAAGACTACTGCTCATCTGATGGGCAAAAACCTTTTGTTACGTGGGACAAAAAAGATCAAGCATGGGTTGTTAAGAGAGTTCTCTGATGGAGAGGATACTTATCTGCTAGATGAAAAAGGTATTGATTTTTTGTCTAAAGCTGTTATTATCTATGGACATCTGTCAGACAATAAACAGAATGTCGGTAATATTTCTTTAGAATTTATTCCTAACAAATGAAAACAAAAACAATTCTTTACAAAGTCTATACTCGAAAAGGTGAATACCATCACGCTTATAGTGCTGAACTTAAAGGTTCT